AAAGAGGGCTTTTACCGCGCTTGTGATAGGGTACATTTTTCAAAAACCCTCCTTACTGCTCGATGATGTTGAACGCCACGGTACTGATGCCAAGCAATCTGTTGTACGAAGTGACGCTCCTGTCGCCTACGTAGAACCGCTTCGTAAGGAAGCCCATTGCCTTGTAATCATAATAGCGCACATTCAGATATTCAGAAGCATTGAACACAGCCAGCACCGCGCTTGCCACGTTGTCGCTCACATTCTGCCATTCCAGTTCAAGATGCACCTTTTGGGCGATCATTTCCTTGTGCATCTTGCCGTCCTCTGTGCGCCCAGCCGTTGAAGCGGACACGTCAGACAACTTCCAATCGTATTTGGAGGGACATGGTATCGCCGTCCCTCCCACACTCTGAATCGGGTTGAAGGTCTGATCCATACCCTGCCCCTCCTGTTAAGTCCCAACGGAAACTATCGTAGTTCCCGCGCGTCTGTTCATGCGCGTCTGCGCCTTGTTGATGCTCGTCGTGGTGATTTCCGGGTTGAAGTCCTTGCTGTCTATGCTCCGCAGGTAGTCGTTCTGCTGCCGCAACAGCTCGTTTTGCCGCTCCGTAGCCTCATAGCCTCGCCGCACCAGTTCCATTAGCGCGGACATATCCATGTCGTTCTCCCGGCTCTCGCTGTATACGTTCGCCTCCAGCGTCACGCCTCTCATGGCACTGTGTACCGCGCTGTACATCGCGGAGGCCAACTGGCTCTTGTTCAGCACCTCCGTCCTGCCGCCGACGTGCCCCACCAACTCAGGTCCCGCCTCACCGGCTATGAACATGCTTCCGGCGTTCAACGTGCCGCTGGCGTACTGCGGGATATTGCTCCAAACGCCGTTTGAGAATATACCACCAAGTTCCTTAACGACCATCTTCCAACCGCCACCAGCACCACCGCCAGTAGCAGTAAGTTGAATCGTATCGTTTGACCCTTTTTTAAGATTCGCAGTAATCGTAGTTTTAAGGCCTGTCAGTTTAAGTGCTGATATAGGCGTACCAGACCAACCTTTTTTCAATGTACCTGTATAACTGAATGTGGAACCGGCGCTGAAAACCTTGCTCGGCTTCTGGTTATCGTTCTTTCGCGCCAGCGTGCCGGTATACCCGAAGTTGGAGCCTGCGTTCCACACCTCTTTCGGCTTCTTCGCCTTCTTGTCCCGGGCCAGTGTACTGAAATATTTGCCAATGCTCTCCCCGGCGCTCCACACTTCCGAGGGCTTCTTCGCGCCCTCCTTCCGGGCCAGCGTGCTTACATAAGCGCCGAGGCTCCCGCCGGCGTTCCACACCTCAGCCGGGCTCTTCGCGCCATCCTTCCGGGCCAGCGTGCTTGTGTAGCCAAAGTTGCTGCCGGAATTGAACACTTCGCCCGGTGTCTTGCTGCCATCCTTCCGTGAAATCGTGCCAGTGTATCCAAAGTTACTGCCAGAGCCGAATACAATGCTTGGTCTCTGGTTATCATCTTTGCGTGTCAAAGAACCCAGGAAGCCCAGGACATTTGCAACGGTAAAGACGACGCTCGGCTTTTGCTTCTCGTCCTTAGGTTTCAACGTGCCCAGCACGGTCAAATCCACGCCAAATACTTTTGCCAGCGTGAATCCAGCCTTTGCCATCACATCGCCGACGGCAGTATAGGTTTTGCCAAACACGTTCCCCAGTTCAAACCCTGTTTTCTTTACTACGTCGCCCGTAAACCTGACCTGCTTGTTGGATTCTGTCAGTTTATCCCACTGGCTCTTGAAGGTCTGCGCCACTGTCGCCGGGGGCGTGGTGGTTACCGGTATCTGTATCGGCTCCCACATCGTAGGATCACCGGCGATGTTCACTGGGTTGAATCCAAGGCCCTGCGCAATACCGCTGTCAGAAGTAGATGTTGGGTTGGATGATGTGCTGGGCTGGACGGGTTCTGGCTCGTTTCCTTCAGTGCTTTCAAACAGAGAATCTACGATTTTGTATCTCAACGATACGCCTATCGTCAGAGTAATCACACCGCCGACTGGATTGCCTCCTATTGTCATAAGGAGACCCAGACCCATCAGAGAATCGCCTATTATCCTGCTAAAGCTATCCCATGTTATGCCATTTTTCTTGATATCGCTCACGATGTCCGAGATCTCGTTGACTATAGGTTCTATCGTAAGAGCAACACCAAGCGCGACAACACCAGCGACCGGATTCCCGTGGGCCAGCAAGAATAGGCTTGAACTAAAAGCAAGTATTCTCACGATGCCCGCGATCCTGTCCCAGGAAATCCCACCATCGGACTTGATCTGGTTCACGATGTCGGATATACCGTTTACAATCGGCTCTATTGTCAGGGCAACGCCCAACGCTATAACCCCAGCGACGGGGTGGCCGTGCGTCAGTAGGAACAATCCCGTTCCTGTCGCGAGTATTCTCACAATGCCAGCAATTCTATCCCAGGCAATTCCACCGTCACTCTTTAACTGGTTCACGATGTCAACTATGCCGTTGACTATCGGTTCTATCGTCAGAGCAATTCCCAGCGCGACGACGCCAGCGCCATAATTGCCCTTTGCCAGCAGGAATACTCCAGCGTTGGCAGCGAGAATCTTTACGATGCCAGCCACCCTGTCCCATGAAATCCCACCGTCAGCCTTTATCTGGTTTACGATGTCAGCTATGCCGTTAACTATAGGCTCTATCATCACGGCAACGCCCAAAGCGACAACAGCACCGCTATAGTTTCCCGTAGTAGCTAAAAACAGAGCTGTTCCAAGCGCAAGCGATTTCAAGATTGCGCTGACGTCCTTCCAATCAACATCTCCATTGCCATTTATGGCGTTCACGATTTTTGCCACATTGGTTACTATCGGTTCTATTACCAATTTGATAGCAAACGAAGATATAAGATTGATTCCGGCTTTGATCGCGGATGTCAGGGCTTTGCAAACACTGTTTGCAACCCCTTCAACGTCGATATTTGATATAAACTCAAGTATCTTTTCTGCAAGCGTGGAGCCGATTGTTGTCCAATCGTGTTTATCAAACCATTTTGCGATCTCATCAAACAAACCGGTAACAAAATTGCTCAATTTTGTCGCAGACTGGCCCCAGTCGAACTCCCCAAAGAACCCGATCACCAGGTCTCCGATGATGCCCAACTTCTGCACCATCAACCGGCCCAGGATGTTGAAGTCGATCTCGTTGATGGCGTTGTTCAGAAACTCGGCAATGTGCGCTCCGATGTTGGTGAAGTTGATGGTGTCCAGCGTCCAATATTTGGTGCTGAACCAGCCGTTGACGTAATAGCCGACCTTCGCCCCATAACCGGCCCAGTCGATGCTCTCCACGATCTCGTTCACCTTGTTGCCCAGCAGCGTGCCAAGCTCCTGCCAGTCCCCGGCCTGGAAGGCGGCCTTCAGCGAATCGGCAAAACTGGCAACCTCGCTGTCTATGGGCAGCGTCTCAAACATGTCCGCGGCACTGGTTCCGCCGCCACCGCCGCCACCGCCGCCGCCGCTGGAGGTCTCGTTGTTGTCGTTCAGTTTATTGATCTCGTCGAAGCCCAGCAAGGTCTTTTTGATCTCGTCTGCGGCTTTTTTGGCGCTGCCACTTGCGCTCTTACTGGCGCTGTCCCACTGGGTGGTAAACTTCTTTGCCGCCGTGTAACTGGTTTGACCGGTCAATCGGGCAAACAACTGATTGATGAGGTTGAACAGCGCGACAATTTTATTAGCTACATAGTCGATTGCGGGTGCAAGTGCGTTGATAAGCGGACTGACCATCGCCGCAAAACTGTTGCCGACATAATGACTTGCGGAAGCGATGCTGTTCATAGTATTGGCGAACTGCGTACCTGCTGCTGTACTCCAGTTGTACAGGTTTTTCATGCCCTCGCTAAATCCGTCTGTAATCAATTTAATTGCAGACCGAATAGCCCGGTACATGGCAACGCGCTTGATCTGCCCAAAGAAATTCGCAACGCGCATCGTCGCATCTTTGATAGACGTTATGAACTTCCCGCCGAAATAGCCCGGAATCGCCGTGAACGCCTTGCCCGCAATGCCGATGCCCTTCGCAATGCTGCTGATCCTGCCGCCAAAGCCCTTCAAGGCCGCACCGATGCTGGCGAACTTATTTGCGGCTGTTTCTGCTTTCTCGGCCGCTTCTCCGGTTTGCTTTCCGACCTGCGCGGTTGCAGTTCCCATATCTTTGACTTCGTCACCCGTCTGCTTGGCCGCGCCGCCAGCATTGCGCGACGCGGTTGAAAACTTGCCTAAAGCGGAGGCGAGTTTGTCGATCTCCGCTATAGCTGCCTGCGCGTTTGCGCTCAATACGATTGAAAGATTCTCAATCTCGGCCATCCCCCCTCGCCTCCTTCTTTGCTTCGTTCAGTTTTTTCAGATTGCGCTCGCTCTCGGCCTCAAGCCGCTTGATGAAGCGCTCGGTGTTCTCGCGTTCGCGCCTGATCTCGCGTTCCTTCGCTTCCTTTTCGGTTAGCGGCCACGGCTCCTCCGGGTACTTGCCCGGTTCCACCTTGCCCTTGCCGAACGCGGCACGCATCACGGGCGCGACGCGCAACAGTGCGTCGTAAAAGTAAGCGCCCCTTCGCCATCTGTCCCATTCGTCGTTATGGTTCCGTAGATCATATGCCTCACGGTAATACTTGGTCAGGATCGCGTGTCCGTTCCAGTATTCATCGTAACTCATTCCCATAACCATGTACTGCGGGAACAACTGCGAAAAGGCGTCCGTGTATGTGATCGGTGCAGACGGTTCCCCCGTTACAGGGTCGCCGTCCACTCCACGTTTCCCTCGTCGTCATCTTCCGCGTCAGGCAGCAGGTACGACAGCGTATTGTTGTACATCTCCGTCAGCGTTTTCAGCAGCGCTTCCTTGTCATTCATCTTGTCGAACAGTTCCTTGACGATGGTCTGGCTGGTCTTGCGGCAGTTCGCAAGGAACGCGCCAGCCCAAAGCTGCTCAATGCGGGTCGCGGGCTTGTCGCCGATGTCGTTGAGGCTGAACCCCATCGCTTCCATCTGCTTCACGGTTTCGCGGGTATATTCCAGACAGTAGTGCTTGCCGTTGTAGTCGAAATTGATCTGATTAACCTTCTTGATGTCTGCCATGATTCTATTCTCCTTAAACCATTATTTTTTTGAAAAAAGGGCGAGGGCGAACCCCCGCCCATATCGGGTCGTTTAGGCAGATTCCTTCACAAACGGAACGGTCACAGCCAGCGTCACGGTCATCTCGCGCACGCCGTTCACGTCGCCGCCGTTCGGGGTGACGTACAGATAGCCCTTGCCGGTGAACTTGCCGTACTCGCCGGTGGGAGTGTAGGTGTTGGTGGAGCTGTTGAAGCTGTCACCGAACCACATGGACAGGTTCAGTTCCTGGCCCTCCAGACTCTTGATGGTGTCGTATACATTATCCTCGTAGTTCAGCGTGAAGGTCTTGGCATCGCTGGACGCCAGACCGAAGATGCTGGTACGCGCGTGGTCAGCCTGGGTCGTGGTGTCCAGAATTTCCGGAGCATTAATGAGCGTCGGGTCGGTCTTGAACTTGAACAGTTCAGCCCAGGTCAGGGTGCCGGTGCCGGTGCCCTGCATGAAATGGGAGCCGATGGTCGAAATCGCGGCCATTTGTCATTCCTCCTATATGTTTTCTTGGTCGGTTATCCTGCGGCGGTATCTTGCCGTCATGCGGTAGATCGTCGCGTCGTTGAAGTTCTGTATGGGATTGCAAAAAGTCCGAACGAAGCGATACTGCGCCAGAACCTCGTCGATCAGCGCGACAATCGCCTTGGCCTGGGCTTTCTTGCCTTTGTTGAGGTTGGAGTATACGTCCACTTGGTACATCACGTTCACGGCATTTTCGACGTTGCCGTTGTCCATGGCACGTTCATCAATGTTGTTGTCCATCTCCACGACAGACACGGCAGGAAACTTGGGCGGCTGGGAAACATATTCGGGAGCGATATATCCGTTGGGATATGCCGCACGAAAAGCATCCGCGCACTTCTGAAAGACCTTGGATTCAACATCAATCACTTGCGAACACCTCCCGCGCTATTCTCACAATATCCCTTGAAACGCTCTGTACAGCCCTGTACAACGGCATGGAGGCAGGTGTACCATGGGTCAGATGGATTTGTCCATCCCCGCCATCATAGGCCCAAACCTCTTTTCTGCCGTTTCCCTTGCCGTAGCTGCCGATGGTGAATCCCAACGCTGTACCCAACGGATTAGGTGAACTTCCTACTGCGCCGTTGTAGTACACGCCAGCACCGAACTCCATGAACACAGCGTCTTTGCCGCTTGCTATGATAACTGTCG